GAGAGCGTTTTTACACAAGATTTTCATAACACTTTGATGGCAAAGATGACCAGCGTTGAGGGATTGACCGTTGTTAGTGATGATTTCGAAGATCACGAAGCAGTCCGGTTCAATTACCGAAATTGTGAAGTCATTATGGATTACAACTTCGATAATTGGGGAATCAATTGGGTAACATTCACAAAGTTGTCCTTCAAGGGTGACACCCGTGATTTCTACGATGATTAAGCTTGCAATCTGGGGAAAAAAAGGCAAAAGGGTTGTTTTTGTCTTTTTTCTTTATAGTTATAAATACATTTGTATTAAAATTAAAGAAAAGCAGTTAAAAATGATTTTTGTTTTTAATAATTATTGTCGTGCCGAAATGGCTATTAGTATTATCAACAATCTCAAAAACGACTTGATGATTTACTGTGCTTTCTACTCTCGTCCTGAGCATTCTGCTGATGTATCCGGAGCATTCAGAAGATTTACATATTTGACTGCTATTATGCCCAACAATGATCTTCGCGAGGATTTGAAAGAAAAGCTTCATATTGAATATTACTGTTTGCTGCATCAAGGATTGTATAGCGACGAGTATGATGCAAATGTTCTTGCTGACTTCATTGTTGCTGTCAGGAATATTTGCGATGCATTGTGAAGCAATCTGGGAAAAAAAAGGCAAAAGGGTTGTTTTTGTCTTTTTCTTTATAGTTATAAATACATTTGTATTAAAATTAAACAATAGCAGTTAAAAATGATTTCGATTATTAATAATAATAATTCGCCAAAAGGCAAAAAAGTAGAAATGCAACGACAAATTGTTTCGAGCTTTATGAATCTCTACAACGACAGGAACAAGTGTTTTAGAGACGAATATAATCGCACGATGACAAAGTTCTTCATTGAGAACGAAGAGCAAGAGAGCGTTTTTACTCAAGAGTTTCACGACTCCCTGATGGCGTATATGACAAGCAACATCGAGGGACTTACCATTGTTAGTGATGATGCTGAGCATTACAACACAATTAGGTTTAGTTTCGAAGGTGGTGAGGTTGTTATGATTTACGACTTTGATTATTTTCGCAAGAATTGGATAACTTTCGTGAAGTTGAATTACGTTGGCGACAGGCGTGAGTTCTTCGACGATTGCATTGATGATTATTGAGTAAATCGGGGAAAAAAAGGCAAAAGGGTTGTTTTTGTCTTTTTACATAAAAAATGATTTTTTGTTTTTATGATGAATAATTAAAATGAGTTCTTGTTATATAAAAACACCAATTACAACTGTAGGTGTAGATGAAGTAGGAAGAGGAACATTATTTGGAGATGTAGTTGCTGCAGCAGTAATATTACCAGAAACATTTTCAGATGATGTTTATTTACAAATTAAAGATTCAAAAAAATTATCATTTAAGAAAAGAAGATTTTTAGCTGATTATATTAAAAAGAATGCAATTGCTTATGGTATTGGATATATTACAGCAGAAGAAATAGATAAAATTAATATTCTACAAGCATCTATCAAATCAATGCATATGGCTTTATATGAAGTAATGAAAAAAACAGATTTTAATAAAATTATAGTAGATGGTAATTATTTTATTCCTATAATAGGAAATAGTAAAGTTGATAATGATTATGAAGATGATATTATAATTGATTATGAATGTATAGCAAAAGCTGATCAATTATATTTAAATGTTGCTGCAGCATCTATTATTGCAAAAGATTATCACGACCAATATATACTTGAATTACTTGAAAAAGAACCTGATTTAAATAAATATGATTTAAAGAATAATATGGGATACGCAACTTTAAATCATAGAAAAGCTATTGAAAAATATGGAGTTCATAAATATCATAGAAAAACATTTTCAAGTTGTTCTAAATATATTTAGAATAATGAAATCTTCACAAATAAGCAAAAGAATTAAAAATTATTGATGATGTTTATATTTCTCTTATTTAGTTGAAATTAAATATAATATTTCTATTACTTTATTATTTCTATTTTTTAGATTTCTTGAACCTTTATATGTATCATAATTAATTTCATATTTTTTTACATTAAAAGGTTCAAATAAAATATTCCAATCTTCAATTGTTATAATTCCTTCATTATTATAAGATATTAATATATATTTTGATTTTGTTAATCCAATTTCTATTAATTCTTTCATTGATTTAACTGCTAAACTTTTAATGTTATAATTTGATTTATTCCAATTAGATGGAATACCTGAAACATTTGATATATCTTTTGGTTCTTTATATAAAGCTATTATATTTAACATAAAATAATTACTTCCATATGGATGCTGATTATAAGGCGGATCTAAATAAATAATATCAATATCATTTGGAAGTTCTTTAATTAAATCATTAATATTTTTATTAGAAGGATGGCAAATAAAATTACTTTCTTCATTCCATAATGGCATTTCAAGTGTAATAGTTTTTAATATTCGTGATAATGCATATTTTCCTTTACCTCCAAAACAACCTTTATTACCATCTTTATAAAAACCTTTAAATACTCCTGCAGTATTTGTATGAATACTTGCTTTTGTTAGTAAAGGCACAAGACAATAATTTTTAATATCAGCTTCAACATTATTTTCGATATAAAGACGCAATGTGTCAATAATTAAAGCATTTTCTCTACTATAAAAACATCTTTCGCCTTCTTTAATATCATTCGTATTTTTAGGAGCATACAATTTTGCAATTATCCCTTCCTTATAATCATTATTCATAACCATTTCATTCATAATAGCAATATGATTCTTAATTCTTTCTTTTTGTTCTGTTGTTGGATTTACTAAAAAACAATAAATCATTAAATATGAATATAATTCCAAGTCATTTGAATAAAGATTATCGGCAATATATGACAATTCTCTTGATACAACTGTTGAACCTGCAAAACCATCAACGATATTTAATTTTTCTTTATTTAATTGATTTTTAATTTCATCTATAATGTTTCTTATATTTGAAACTAAACGTCTTTTATTTCCAATACAAGTAAGCATTGTTTGATGAATATAATCTTTATTTGACATATAAATAAATATAACTATTCATTTTTAATATTTTTTTATTTATAAAAATGAATATTTTTATATTTAGAAGAGATTTGAGAACCAATGATAATACAACTCTAAATCTACTTAAGGAAACTTATCCAAGTATTAAAATACTTCCAATATTTATATTTAACAAAAAACAAATTGATAAAGACAAAAATAAATATTATTCAGAAAACGCCGTTCAATTTTTATTTGAAAGTCTTAATGAACTTCCTTTTTTAAATTACTATTATACTGATAATGATATTGATATACTTAAAGAACTTAAAAAGAGATATGAAATAAATGCAATAGGTTTTAATCGTGATTATACACCATATGCAATAAAGAGAGATGAAGAAATTAAAAAATGGTGTATTGAAAATAAAATTGCTTTTATTGCAGAAGAGGATTATACATTACATAAAATTGGAGCAATTACGAAAGATGATAAAACACCTTATCAAAAATATACGCCTTTTTATAAAAAAGCAATTATTAAAAAACCTCCATCAATAAAAACTATAACTCAATTTAATTTTACTGTAGATAATAAAGCATTAAAAGATATATCATTTTTAAAACCAAAAATAAATACAAAAATTAAAGTTAATGGAGGTAGAAGTAATGGTATTGTTATTTTAAAAAAACTTAAAGATAATTATTATAAAAATTATGATGAAGAACGAGATTATCCATATTTAGATAAAACGACTAAATTGAGTGCTTATATTAAGTTTGGTTGTATTAGTATTAGAGAAGTTTATTATTCATTACCTATTAAACACGGAATAATTCGTGAATTATTATGGCACGATTTTTATGCAAATATTACCTTCTTTTTTCCATACATCTTTAATAATACATTTATTAAGAAATATAATAATATAAAATGGGATTATAATGAAGAACTTTTAAATAAATGGAAAAAAGGCATAACAGGTTTTCCATTAATAGATGCTTCAATGAGACAATTAAATGAATGTGGATGGATGCATAATAGATGTAGAATGTTGGTTGCATCATTTTTAACAAAAAACCTTTTTATTAATTGGAAACACGGAGAACAATATTTTGCAACTAAACTCGTTGATTATGACCCATCTTCAAATAATGGCGGATGGCAATGGTGTGCATCTACTGGAACAGATAGTCAGCCTTATTTTCGTATTTTTTCACCATCTGCACAATTAAAAAGATTTGATAATGATTGTTTATTTATAAAAAAATGGATTCCTGAATTAAAAGATGTTGATAATAAAATTATTCATAATTGGGAAAATAATGATTATTCAAACTTAAATATTAAATATCCAAAACCTATTATTAACATCAAAGAAACTTCAAAAAGATTTATACGAGCATTTAATATATAAAAAGACAAAAACAACCCTTTTGCCTTTTCCCCTGAATTACTATATTAAAAGCTGACGAAACCACGCTCATCGCCATCAAATGGCAACTTCGTGAATATTATCTTGTTTTCTCCAGAATATTCAACACAATAATCCATATAAACCTCACAATCTCGGAACTTCATTCTAATCAAGTCATACGATTCATACTCATCGCAGACGATAGTCAGTCCCTTGATTTGCGTTTTCATATACGCCAACAAGTTGTAATGAAAACTTTGCGTAAACATAGTCGTGTACTTCTCACAACAAAGTAAGATTTCGCTTTTGGGGCGGTCATACTCGTCGAGGTCGCAGTTGTCGATGTCATCGAAAATCTTCATAAAAGCTGAAACAATTTGTGTCTTCATTTGCTCTTTTGTGCCTGTGGGCGAATTATTATTAAAAACAAAAAATCATTTTAATCTACTTTTGTTGATTTTTAATACAATTATTTTTATATATATAAAACTACAATGAAAAAAGACAAAAACAACCCTTTTGCCTTTTTTTCCCCAAATATTCAATCAATAATCATCATCGAAACCGCGAATGTCATCGGGAGAATCCAACAAGGTAAAACCGAAGTCAGAATTGTCCCCGTGAAAATCCACAGTTTGAGTCATCATAATATACGAATCATTGATTTTCAGTACGGTGTGATTATCTTCACTCACCAGAGAAAAGCCCTCGATGCGATTTGTTAATTCGCTGATCAAAAGCTCATCAAACTCGAATGTGTTCGGATTAATGTACTCCATACCACCCCAATAAACAACAGTTCCAGAGCAAACACGGTCATACTCATCACTATAGCTGTTGTCGGTCTTATTGACAACATCCATAATAGCAGAGGTAATATCGTTCAAATCGCGTTCGTGAAAAGGCATTGCTGTTTTGGTGTTCGCTTTCTTAGCTACTGACGAATAATTATTATTAAAAACAAAATCATTTTTATCTATTTTTCTTTATTTTTAATACAAATGTATATATAAACTATTTAGATAACAATTGTATTTGCTTTTGAAACAACTCTTGAATAATTATTATTTGCATTCTTTTTCTTATAATCGTCGAATGCGTGTTGTATTGAATATTCATTTTCATTAAATATACCAGATATGAAATAATAAATATAAGTAGTATAATATAAAATTATATTTAATATAGTTAATATTGTTTCGTGATATATTTGATAGAATATATAAATTAAATAAATAATAATAATACTGAAAAATATTTTAATAGCAATTGCAAATGATTTAGAAATATTTGGCATTATATTAATACTATTTTCGTCAAGTGGAGTATTTATTTCATTGTTATTTATTTTAACTGTCTCATCATCCTTATTTTTTTTTGTTATTCCGCATTTATTTTTTTGAATAACAGTTGGTTTTGTTATACATATATCTTTGCAATATAATTTACATTCATCATTTGTTTTACAAGTATTTTTATCTTTATCAGTTTTGCAAACATTTTTGCAAGTATCGCAATTCTTTGTTTCTGGATTGGTTATTTTTCCAACAGAACATTTATTTATTTTTTCTTTATCTTCTAATGAATAAAAAACAAAGTTTAGTTTATTTTTTATTTTTTCAACGATTTTAGATTTATCATCATCTTTT